CCATGAGCCCTGTCATAGTCGTCTGCTGTCTCTGCAAACTCATCCTTAATTTCTTCTTCTTTGATGATACGATCAACTTCTTCAGCAACAATGTAGTATTTCATTACTGCTTCCATACCATCGATGTATGAAAGGTTGTTTTCATAATCTTCTTGGATGTATGAAGGCTGTTCGTGAAGCCAACCACGTGAAAGGATCTGACGATTCTCTATCTTCAACTGTTTGTAATCATTAATCAACGTTTGTTTAATCAATTCGTCAACTTGTTCTGCATCAAGTTCAAAATTAATCTTGGTCATCTTCTACTTCCTTTTCATCGTATGAGTTATCAACAAGCGAACCTGTTGCCAAAGTGTATTTGTTCTTAATGAATTCTGCAAAGTCTGTATCTTGTAACAAATGTAACCAGATCTGTTTGTTCGTTTCAATATCAGCTTCACGCATCTTTGTTCCAGTTAGTTCACCAGTTGCCTGATCTACAAGCTGATACCAACCATTAGAAGGCTTTGCAACATACTTACCTTCAAGTGCAAGATCTAACAAACCCGACCACTTCTTGATACCACCTTCATAAGAAACTGTGATTGGAATCTTAGACTTCTCTTTGACATAACGGGACTTCTCAACATTGATTACAAAGTGATATCCTGCAATCTCTGTGCCGTCTTTGTCTTGCTGACGTCCAAGAATCCAGATTGTATCTGCTGAGTAGTATATACCAGTACCACCACCAACAATGTCTTTTGGATACAATCCAATCTCTTTGTATGTGTGATTAACTACAATCAACGGAATGTCTTTTAAAGTCAAGTGAGGAGTTATCATACGGAATAAACTCTTCAATTGCTTTGCACGAGACATATCAGCAACAGACTTGCCATCCAATGCATCGTCTACTTCTTTCTTTGATGCAAGGTTACCAACAGAGTCAATCACCATAACAACTTTATCTGATCGTGTGATCTCTTCAAGCTGCTTCATCATATCAAATTTCAATTGTTCGATGTCTGTGATAGGAGTGTGAACAACACGACCCATATCGATACCAAATGACTCAAAGTATGCTTGTGGTGTACCAAACTCTGAGTCATAGAATAAAAGTACACTCTCTGGATACTGCTTCATATATGCCGAGGCCATAAGGAGAGAAAAGGCGCTCTTGAAGTGTTTCGATGGACCAGCAAGTACTGTCAGTCCAGGAGTCAGACCTCCATCGATACGACCAGAAAGTGCTACGTTCACCATTGGAACGCTAGTTGGAATCATATCTTTCTTACCATAGACCTTTGAGTCTGTAAGAACCTCTGTATCTTTTACTGTAGAGTTTTTAATCAAACGATTTAGTAGAGACATAATATACCTTTCGTATCTTAACCATTTAATACATCATCGAGCTTTTTAATAAATTCGTCAATCTTTTTTTCTCTGTTTGGCCAAACAATATTTGGCTTGTCAGGATTCTTTTTAAGATTGTTTAACAAAGGCATAATCATGTCATACATTTGTTGTGCCTTGTCTTTATGCTTCTCTGCTTCATTGTTCAGCTTTGCAAGATCTTCATTTAGATCGTCTGCAAAGTCAATACCAAAATCAAATTCCATTACGTTTTTCTTAGACATTAGTCTCTCCATTTCTTCACACATAAGTCTGCATATTTAATGCATGTTAACAATGTGCATTTTTCTTTCTTTAATTTAAAACCTGTTCTTAGATTGCCAAGTGGTTCTCTTCTGTCAGTCCAACATTTATACACTTGACCATCACTTGAAACAATAATACTTTCAGACCCTGCTATACAATTCCATCCTTCAAAATTTGTCAGGCCGTAATAAATTGCATAGCTTGCAGAAGGAAATTTAAACTCTTCTTGATCTGTTCTAATTGTATAAAACAGATACTTGTCGTCTGTGTTAATACTCTCAATGTAATCTATCATCTCCTGAGTATACAAAGGAGAAATATTTTTTTCGTCAACGTTTTGATAATTAAATTTATATCTTACACCAGATGCTTTAATCTTTTCAACTACTATCTTTAGTTTATCAAAATTAGCTGGTGACATGACAGTATTAACAACGGTCAACATATTTTCATATGCACTAGTGATAAATTTTACTTTTTCTAAAAATTCATTAATATCAGCATGCTCAACATGATATGAAGCAACAAATCTAATTTTTATATTTTTTATGTTCTTAAAAAATCTTTTCCAGAAAGAAATCGCTGGACTTATGTTAGTTACAAGAACAAGACCAATTTCTACTTCTGTGATTTGATCTAGATATTCTACAAGCTCTGTAAAATGTTTGTAGGCTGTAAGCTCACCACCCAACATTGTAAAGTCTATTTTCTTAAATCCATTTTCAATAGCAATGTCGACAAAGTTATCAATATACATTTTGTATTCTGATAGCTTCTTATAGTCATATTTGTCTGAATGAGCACCAGGCCAACAATATGAACAATTGTAATTACAAAATACACCCATCTGCCAATTAATGATGAGTGTATCAGAATCAAGGAACAGATGGTCACCAACCATTTTAGTGTTTGTTGATGTAATATTAAACTCTACCAAAGCCCCATTTCCTTTCCTCACACCACCAGCATGTTCCACAGTTGTATGGCTGATAAGTACAGCTTACAGTAGTAGGAAACAATGTATTTAAAATACCATTTTGTTTATATAGTTGATGTATATATTTTTTGTCTTTGTTAAAAAAAGGACTGTATCTCATCATTGTCACATCTTTAAATTTATATGATGAGCTAATTGTCCTTGTCATACCTTCGAGATCTCTATCATGTGGTCTTGTTGGGTGAGAAAGATCTTCTACATAGAATCCTTTTGGAGGATTAGCAGTTGTTCCTTTTACATGACATTGTATCTTTTCATTCTTGTATAGATCATACAATAGGATATTATCGTCTGTCAACATTTGATCCATATAGATTGGTTTGCTAATTGTGATTGGTTCAAACCTATCACCCATTAACATCTCAATTTGATTCAATACATCATGTGCTTTGTTCTTTTGGAAAGGTTTCTCAATAATGTCATAGCATATTGGATAGATCTTTGCATTGGTATGCTTTAGAAGAAGATAGCCAAGAAGAGCAGAGTCTGCTCCTCCTGTAAACAATAGACCTATCTTCTTGTGATGCTTTATCTCCTCAAACATTATGACCAGAAGCTGTCAAGGTTTGCTCTCTTCTCGACTTGCCAACCAATAGCATCAAGGATTGTCTTGATTGGTTCAACAAATGCTTTGTCAAACTGTGTGTTGTAGTCAATGTACTGATCAAGACCCAATTGACGAGGAAGAGTTCCTGGTGATGCAAAGACATTCTCTCTGATAGGATTGGGTGTCTTCATATAACAAAACTTAATCTTGTCACCATTATTGATTAGAGGATATCTCTGTTCGAGTTTCTTGTCTTTCAACATCTTGTTGTAAAGCAATGCACCTCTGACATGAATAGGAGTTCCCTTCTTGTAGATGCTGTCACGATCTGCATATTCAGACAAGTTCTTACATCCACGAGGGAATGCAACATCTTCAAACGGAAGAGTAGCAAACTTATCTCTAAATTGAGCAATAAACTCAATAACATCATCCTCAGTCTTTGTCATAATAACTTTCAACAGCTCTTTAATGTTATCACGACATGCTTGAGGAGTAGATGAACGAACAGCTTCGATACCCATCACCTTCAACTTAGGTTCTGAGTATGAAACACCTTCAAGGTTCCATACATTGAGAATGTAACGCTTCTTTGCTGTCCAGATACCTTTGTCAGCAATAGCCTCGCGTTTCATTTTCATTTTTTGTGAAAACGCGTTAACATATCCGCTAAGGTCCCCGTAACAAACATCAATGAAAGGTTCAATTTTCTTTTCACAAACGTCATCAACGAAGGAGACAATTTGTTGTATCTCTGCTCCCTCTGGAAAGCACTGAACCACCAATTTGTCAAGCGTAATGTACATAGAATCCGTATCGCAAGCAAGGACATAATCTTCACCCTTTGTCTTAAATAGCTTGTTCAAGTATTTGTTCATCTCTCTTTCGATCCATTTGATAGACAGCTGGCCAGAGAGTGTAATTGATTCAGCGAGCTTCATATCAAACCATCTGAAGTATTCATTTGACAATGCACCGTATGCACTGTTCAGCTGAATCTTCTTTGCAAGCTGCATGTTGTGGTAACGAGAGATCAACTTCTCATTCTCATATGAATGATCAAGCTCATAAGCCTTCTTTGCTTCGATCATTTTAGTTTTATAACCAACACGATCGTTGTACATTCTTTCCATAAGAGTAGGAAGAAATCCTTGGTAGTCTTTATCAAACATACAACCAGAAGCAGCAATCGAGAGGTTTTGTGACTCTAACTGATTACGAATAGAAGGTTCATTGAAGTATCCATCCAAGATCTTATTGACACCTTCTTCACCACCAAGTGTTGGAATTTGTCCAACATATGTCTCTGGTGAGATGTTGTACTGCATAATCAGATGAGGATACAGACTGTTCAAGTCAAACGACACAACCCATTTGTGCATACCAACCTTTGGATCTTTAACGAAAGCACCAACAATCTGTCTTTCCTTATCACCAACCTTCAACTGTGGTATCACAATGTTCTTTGACATCAGATAGTTGTGGATGATGATATCCCACATTCGCACAGATGTAAAAGCATCCTGGTAGTTGACCTTACCATCATATGCGATTGCATAGACTTGTTCGATGAACTTTAGTTTGTCTTCGAGTCGTCCTACGAGATCAACGTCTCGAATGTTATACTCAATGAACAGTTGATAATTCTTCTTATAGAGATCAAACAGAGACTCATACTCAGAATAATCCATCTTGCGTTCACCAAGAACGACATGACAGATGTGATCGAGCTTGTATGATTCCTGCATCGTGAATGAAAACTTACGATACAGTTGCAGATAGTCGAGAGTCGATATGCCAACAGGAACATATGCCTGATATTCATTGCCAGCAATCGTAATTGTCCTTTCTTCCAACATCTCCCATGGTGATAGCTTCTTTGCCATCTGTTCTCCAAGGACACGCTTGACACGATTGACGATGTAAGGAATATCGAACATCTCAATGTTCCATCCTGTAACAACATCAGGAGAGAATGCTTTTGATCTCCATACATCTAGGAATTTGAGGAGGAGTTCAGTCTCGTCTTTACAACGTATATACTTAACATCAAGTTCAGGATTATTATTAGTATAGTCACCACATCCCAAAACGACATATGTTGTATCCTTCTTCATTGTGATTGCAGTGATCTCTTTATCTGCTGTTTGGATATTAGGAAATCCTTGATCGGCTGCAACCTCGATATCAATGTTTACCAGGGAGATAAGAGCAGGATCGTAGTCAATGTCACCACGATAGGTATCGCCAATGTATAGATAAAGAAAATTAGTAAGACCATGGATATCAAATCCCGAGACCTCTGAGTACCGTCTGATAAAATCACGTGCAGCAGAACAAGAATCAAAATCCACTCTATCATATGGCTTGCCTTTTAAGTTTCTGTATTGTGAGTTTCCTGTCTTGCTAGGAATGAACAAGTATGGCTTGTAAGGAATACGATGCTGCACTCGTTGACCATTCTCATAGCCACGTAGCAAGATATCGTTACGGAAAAGGGATACGTTTGTGTAAAATAAACTCATTATGTAATCCTACCACACTTCATAATATATATCAACTAAAAAGGGGGCCGTAGCCCCCTTAAATTTTTATAGTCCTCTTACGTTCGAATAGTATCTTACGATTTGATCAGCCTTGCGTTGACGAGCTTCCATAAGCCCATCAAGCAAGCGACGAAGAAGACGAATCATATACTACTCACTGAAT